CCTCGTGTTTGTGCTTGGAAATAGGTAATCCAGAATCACTAAGCAGGCCCGAATATGCTGTGTCGCATGCTTTCGGCCATATAGCGATTAGATCGTCTCCGAGAATTCTGACGAAGACGCGTCTCTTGTCGAACTTCCTTTTGGTATTCGCAGTCTTTATCACAGCCGCATCAACGGCCATTTCAACGATAAAGATGTGTAGAACCGAGAGTAAGAACCAAGAAAGTGGCTATCCCATGAGGCAACCTCGTACGCTCTGAATTTTCTCTGTGAAGTCGCGCCAACAGCGTGGCTCGCCCAAGAGATCAGACCCGTACCGTTTACGCTTATAAATTAATGTTTGGGATAACTACATGACACGTAGTTCAGGTATAACCTTACCTGCCTTGACCTCCTCCGGGGTTAAGAGGAGTCTTTCGAGCCAAGTTATGAAAACCATAACATAATCTAGACTCAGGTTATCGGTGGCAGCTGTCAAATCGGACGAAGTGTTTACCCAGTGTGGTATCTTCGGCCGGACTTTTCTTGCCCAAGCGTTGAGGTCCGCCTCTAACGTTTGTGGGTCCTACTTCGTGAGAGGACCCCTCGTCCAAGGATGAGAGAGCAAGTACTGCCATAAGCGATCTCGCCAACTGTGCCCCGCGTGCACAGTCTGCTTTGTGGATTTAGTGACCACTCTAACTTTACAACCGTTCTCCGCTATTGCCACTACTTCTGACTCATGTTCTTCCATATGTATAAGGGAGGCCCAACAATTACTAGAGTAGAGAGGAACGCGGCTCCGCATCATCAATTGATGTTGAGTGAGCTTAGCCTTTTCCTTTCTTGTCTACATTTTTGTTGCGGCCTCGGAAATGAGTTCGCAGAAGAGGTCCTACCCGTGTGTAGACCTCTTGGTGGCCAGAGCCCCAGTGAATTTGATTTTTGGGCCAGATCCGGCCCAGTCACGAGATACCTTCGGTCCCGTCGGACCCGAAAGGAATCTTTCGAAATTCACCAGCAGCTCCTTCGGCGGATGATGCGCGGTTGTATAGACACTTTGATGTTCAGATAGAGCGTTCTGCATAGTGCTTTGACCTACTGATGTAGGGAGTGCACGGTCTATCTACGCAAATTGTATGAAGGCGTCCCTGTTATAGAGGATGCACTTCGGAACAATTTTCAACATCAACCTCGAAGCGGTTACGACCCGCTTCGAAAGTGGACTTGGTGGTTTATGTAAGGCAAGACTCAGTTTTAGCAATTTTAGCGTTCTGTCTTGTCCAACCCCTTTCCAAGACTTTAGAATCCATTGTGTGAACTTCACAGTATAGCTATGTTTCCAACGGAATTCTAAAGTCCTCCTACCGCGTGCCCAGGAACCTGCTAAGGCCCCTTGGTATACGCGCAGAACCCTTTCGAGCCACATGATCGCTTTTTTATCATTACGCTCTATTTCGAAAGGTAGGTTTCTACATCCTCGGATGTAGTGTGACACCTATGGGGATAGGCATCCACCAGCTATGAGCGGTTTTACCGATCTTTTTGATTTGTTCATACCGTTTGCAGCTGGAGCCTTTGTCTCTCCACAGTTCTTCTAAACATAGAACGGGCACGATGGTCTTCTGTTTGTGCAGCCCGTTCTACTTGTGTTCTTCCGCGTTAATTCTTTTAATGTGAAGGACA